ATTCCATATGGCAGGTGTTGCAGGTATGTTCGGTGGAGCATTATTCTCTGCTATGCATGGTTCTCTTGTTACATCTTCACTTATCCGTGAAACCACTGGGTTAGATTCTCAGAACTATGGTTACAAGTTCGGACAAGAAGAAGAGACATACAACATCGTTGCTGCACACGGTTATTTCGGAAGACTTATTTTCCAATATGCATCTTTCAATAACAGCAGAAGTCTTCACTTCTTCCTCGCATCATGGCCTGTTATCTGTGTATGGTTAACCTCTATGGGTATCTGCACAATGGCATTCAACCTTAACGGTTTCAACTTCAACCAGTCAGTCGTAGACACATCTGGTAAAGTAGTTCCTACTTGGGGTGACGTTCTTAACAGAGCAAACCTTGGTATGGAAGTAATGCATGAGCGTAATGCTCACAACTTCCCTCTTGACTTAGCATCTGCTAACGAGACAGAAGTTGCTCTTGTTGCTCCTTCAATCGGTTAATAAATAAGATTGAGACATCGTTCGTGCGGTCTCTACAATCGGAACTTACAAGACCTCCTTCGGGGGGTCTTTTTTTATGTACTGATAAATATCTAAAAAAAGATAATGGCATCTCCTAGAACTATTAAACAAGGCAGTGTGATGGAAGGTATCTTTGCCATGTATTGTGCTGCCTTTCTGATAGATCCTGAAGATGGAAAAAGTAAATCATCAATAGAGGGTTTTATCAATGACTTGAGAATTGATACTACTTTAGGTCAGTTAGCAGATAAGAAGAAGAAATCAGTTGATTATCATAATACTTTTCCTGCTCATTCTGCACCTGCTAAAAAGAATTTTAAAGGTGTATCTATAGTAACAGGGAAAAAAGCAAAGGTTATGCTAAAGGGGTCTGATAAATTTGATTCATTGTCTAAATTATTAACTGATAAGGATAAGTATTTTGAGTCTATTAGTAAGAAAGGTTTTCTAGATTTTTCTCAAGTCGAATTAAAAGTTAGAGTAAAGGAAGCAGAAACTGGATTATATTACGGACCAAATATAAAAAAATTACTTGATGAAGAGAAGGAGGCGGGTGGAGTTAAGGATGAAAAGTATGGTGAAATTAAAAAAAAGATGCTACAGTTGATAAACAATAATCAGACTGCATTCTTTAGAGATTTAAAAAGTGTTAAACAAAAATATTTAAAAAATAGTCAGAATGATGCAGTTAAATGGGGAGTGGATGCTGATGGTATTGCTGGTGAGACTAGTGGAGGATCAATAAAACAAGATGTTACAATACAAATATTTGCTGACGGTAAAAGGATTCTTAGAAGTGAACTTAATTTTTCTTTAAAATCTGATAGTGTTAGTATACATGGTGGAGGAATTTATAATTCTATGCCAGAAATATTTGAGATGTTTGAGGGAATCATTTCGGCATCTAGGGTTACTGAAGGTAAGAAATATTTGCAAAGTATTATAAACAAGAGAGGTCATGAAGAAACAAGTAAGGCAGCTATAAACTCTGTATGGAGATTGATTGGTGAAGGTATTCCTAAAACACCTAATATTAAATTGAGTGATCATTTTTGGGGTATTCTTGAGAAAAGATTGTTTGGATCTTCAAGTGCTTATACGGGTAAGATACAAGTTCTTGAGATGAATCAAAATGAACTTAGGGAAGTAACAAAGAAACAATTTGCAAAATTAAAAAATAGTGGGATAATACTTTATCCGAAGTGGTTTGCTAATGATAAACCAAATGTAGCGACTCCTGGTAGTATTAAAATTTTGCCTATCTATCCAGGTAATGGTGATAAAGTAAAAGAGAAAGTCGAGAAAGATAAAGATATGGATCTATTCAAGATTAGAGTATCGTATGAATGGACAAAGCAAGATGTGCAAGGACAGATGAAAAGAATTAAACCTGGTGAAGATTATGGTTTGACACCTAAATCCGCACCCTTTAAAGTTTTTATTGAACTTGGTGGTGTGGATTCTATAGTTCATGATGAGAATTGGGATGATTTTGTAAAGGAAGGGTTAGTTGCAGGTTAATGGAGTTAGATGAGCAGATAAAACTAGGTCATCTTCTACTTAAGGAGAGGGTTTGTAGGGTCTGTGGGGAGCAGAAGAACCTATTGAATGGATTCTATAGGACTCGTAAGAACATGCACCTTGCTTCCTCTTATTCCTATGAGTGTAAGGAGTGTACTGTTGCAAGAATAATAAAAAATAGAAAGGTTAGAAGTGGTACGGTTGACTGGACATACCCTGACTGGTAGAATCTTATACATAAAGAAAAATTATTAATGACTTTCTTAATAGCAATAATGTCATTTGCTAACTTTGTATTCTATCCTCTAGTGGTGGGTACTATAGTTGCAGTGATAATAGAACAGATTCTTAGAGCAAGAGGCAGTGAGGACGATCCTAAGGCAGTTAGGAATGTGTTCCTTGCTATGGGTGTTAGAAAATATCTTTGGAGACAAGCATGGTTGTTTAATATAGTATGGTTTGCATGTTATGCTATACTATTATTTGTAGTAAAACCTGGGCAACAAGCAATGCCCGATATGATTTGGCAGGGATAAGAAAATGGCAATTTATGATGACGTTAAAATCACTATCAACCTTAACGAGTTGGTAGAGGTGAGAGCAAAACTCTTAACTCAGTATGGGGATTATTCTGAGAAGATAGTAAAGGGTGAGTATCTTGATAAGAATGATTTAGATAGGATAGCATCTAACTTAAGAGACACCTTGACTTGGGATACTTTGTATAGTATGGTAGATGAAGCAGTACTCGAATACCTAGATATAAATGATACTCACTATGGTGAGACTGCTGGTGATGAACCTGCTAAGTCATTTGAGGCAGAGCAGAAACGTAGAAAGAAGGAGTTTGAAAAAAACTTTAAGATGATTAAATTAGAATCATCATCTTGGACAATCGACGTACCTCTTAAAATTACAAAGGAGACTAACTAATGCACGGAGACCTAGAACCAGAAGAGCATCATTGGGAAGATGACCGTCATCATGTCAATGACCTATGGGAAGACATGGATAGATTGAATGCCTTATATGAAGAACTCATGTGGGGTCATGATGATGTATTAGAATTTGTTGCTGACTACGAAAATGATAGAATCATTATAAAGAATAGATCAAAGGAGAGTGAAAAAGAGTAATTATAATAAATAAAAATTTTAAACGACCTTAATAAAAGAGACATGAATTTTGCTGTTTATTCCAAAGAAGGATGCCCGTATTGTACGAAAGTAGTTCAAGTATTAGAGTTAGCAAAGTTAAGACATGTAGTTTATAAACTTGATGAGCATTTTGATAAAGACTCATTTTATGGTCAGTTTGGTCAAGGTTCAACATTTCCTCAAGTGGTTGTAGATGCAACCAATCTAGGTGGATGTATAGATACCATTCAATATCTAAAGGAGAAGAGATTAGTCTGATGAAAAAGATCAATGACTTTGAAACTGTTTATGATATGATTGAACATGCCCTTGAACTTGCGTATCAGGGTAAGATGCAATTAAAATTTTATGAATTTTTAAAGTATCGTAAGACAACAAAGGTAGAGGTTGATGCTTTCCTCCATAGTTCTACTGCAAAAGAACTTGCGAATGAAGTATTGGACCTTGAAGAATATATTAAAGGAGGTGCTGATAATGACCATAAGCAATTGCGTGAGGCATATCATCACATTCCCAAACCTAAAGCAAGAAAGATAAAAGATTATCTGTCTCGTATTCTTGAAGACGCAGTGAGGTATCAACATGACAGAAGACCAGGAAGAAGAAAAAAAGGATCTAAATAATGACAAACCCGAAATTAATCGGGGAGTGGAGTTACTGTTAAGAAATAGGAGGAGAAAACCAGAACCACCCAAAACCTTTCAAGTGAAGTTTGGAAATATGGTTTCTTTTTTTAAGAGAGAGATTGTTTTTCATTTTAATTTTTACTTGGACATCAGAAAAAAATAACAATCTCTAGGAGTAGTGCCATGTCAGAAACACTTGTAGTAACCTTGACACTGATGACAATTGTGTCTATACTTGCAATATTAGTGGGAGGTATGATAGGATGGATGGCAAGACAGCATTCATATGAAACAACACCTCAAGTAGTGTACACGCATCCAGAGATGTTTGATGCAAATGGACAATTAGTTCCTGATGAAATTTTAGCCCTAAGAATTGAAACACATGACAACACCGACGACGAAGACGACGACTAAAAGAGGAAGAGGAAGACCTCGTAAAACTGAAACCGATGGTCCTAAATTACCTTCAGCGTCTAAGGCAAAGAAGAGAACTATTAAAGTAGCAGATCCTAAACCACCTGCTGCTTTACCTGATCTTCCTGTCAATCCATTTGTGCATGAGGTCTTAGAGGTGGTTTCTGCACAGAAAACTAAGGCAAGAAAGGTTGAAGCACTTAGAAAGTATCAGCATGATTCTTTAAAAGTTATATTTGTATGGAATTTTGATGAAACAGTCATCAGTCTACTGCCCGAAGGAGATGTTCCATACGGTGAGACAGAAGACCAGACTGTATATAATGGTTCCCTATCAGATAACCTTGCTAGAGAGGCAGCAGGAGGCGAATCAGCAACAGGTCAAGACTTAGATGGTAGGAATAGAACATCTTTAAGGAGAGAGTATACTGTTCTTTATAATTTTGTGAAGGGTGGTAATGATTCTCTTACTAAGGCTCGTAGAGAAATGATATTCATTAACCTATTGCAAGGTCTTCATCCTAAAGATGCTGAGTTATTAATTCTTGTGAAGGATAAGAAGTTATCTGACAAGTATAAGATTACTCATGAGGTAGTTGCAGAAGCATATCCAGATATTCAATGGGGAGGTCGTTCATGACAACTAAAGTTAAACCTGAAACGGAAGTGACAGAAGCAAAGAAACCTGAGAAGAAGTTTAACCCTGCGGATTATTATTGCGAAATTATTTTAGAAAGAACTACAAAGGAAAAGGCAGAGGATAAAAGTCTTCCGACTGATGCATTCAATGTATACTATGTGGCAGATGGTGAAGAGTATTTAGATGTGACTCGTTCAGAGAAGATGATGAATATTTTTGATATGTATTATGATGGTTATGGGAAAGGGGCAGTTAAAAGAATTGATTATGGTGCTGGTTCTGTAAGACCAAATCTATGGGGACTTAAGAAACCACCTGAAAGAAAGAGGAAGAGGAAGTCATGAAAGAGAATGATGATGAACTTCGTGCTCAGATAAATGCACTTATCCGTGATGAAATTCAGGATAATATAAACGATTATGTTGATGCACAAGAAGAGACTAAGAAAGGTGGTCTTGGTTTTGTTTCCAAAGAAGGAGAGGAACAATTAAAAGTTAGCATACCGCAGGATGAAGTAGATAAATTGATTAAAGAGTATAAGAAAATTAAAAAGAGTCAGAAATCTAATCTAGGACAAGTGAAGAAGATGGGTCTACTTGATAAGAATGGTAATGCTTTATGAGTGAAAAGATAGACACTCAAGGTATGAGTGGTGAAGCAGTAAAAGGATGTACAGATAATGTATATCCTCGTGATACAAATGGTAACATAATATACCCTCCAGCAAAGTTTAAAAAACTAACTATATTAACCCATGAACTCAAGAAAGAACTCAAAGAGTTAATCAATGAGGTTCTTGATGAACGGGAGCATCAGAAGAAACTTAACGGTCCTTATGATGTATATCGTTTAGATGAACTGCAGGAATGAGTGAAAAGCATAGTTACACCAATCCATCTGAGAGATTAGATACTTCTTATGTAGAGGCACAAGTCACTAAGGGTAAGAAGTATTATGATGAACAAGGGTGGGAAATTTCAGCACCTATAAGTGATAGGGAGTGTATCTATCGTTGTTTAGAAAACTGTGAGGAATTGTCAGGACTTGATAAAAAACAGGTGCAACGATTGATGAAAGACTTCTATACTAGAAAGACGGAAACAGTTAGAAACGAGGAGTATCCAGTGCTATGAGATTAGGTGTTATGTGTTCTGGCAACGGAACCAACTTCGAGAACATAGTTACCAATCCTACATGTAATAAACATGAAGTTGTGTTGATGATACACAACACTAAACAATGTGGTGCTGTTAAGAGAGCAGCAAAATTTGGAATACCTCATGTAAGGGTTCCGCATAAAGATGAAGAGAAAATGATAGAACTCTTTAAGGTATGGAGAGTTGACCTTATTATTCTTGCAGGATATATGAGAGTGATTAAAGACCCTGATGCATTCCCTGCTCCTATTATAAATGTTCATCCTTCTTTACTTCCGAAGTATAAAGGGCTACATGCAATTGAACAAGCTATAGATAGTGGTGATGAAGAGACTGGATGCACAGTACATTATGTAAATGAGGAATTAGATGGAGGAGAAATAATTCTTCAAGGAAAGGTTCCTATTTTACCAGATGATGATATAATTTCTCTAACGAAAGCAATACAAAGACAAGAGTATGCACTCCTACCTTCGGCAATCGAACATGTTAAGCACCAATTATCGAAACAGAATAGTAGACATTTGTTGTCGCATGATATCAACTGATGGGCAGGTTGATTTGGATGAAAGAATCTGGATGAATAAATTATGTGAGAATAATTTACAGGCGAAAGAGTTAGCAGCAGCGATGCTTTGTCCTAATACAGTTGGTGAAGATGTTAACTATTACCAATAGTTCTAGAAATTTTATCAGGGTTTACAAACTTACTTGACTATATAATATGGTTGTGTTAATATTAACACATAACGTTCATCCTGATACATTCAGGACGCAAGTAAGTCACGGAACGGTTCGTTCATCCCCCTTCGACAGGGGACGCAAATGACTAAAGGAACGGGGCTAAAAATCCAACTACTTTAGGAGTAAAAATCATGGCGAAAGTCACTTACCGTGGTGTCTCATACGACACTGATACACGCAAGCAAGCTGTAGCATCTCAAAAGGTTGAAGAAACCTATAGAGGTATTAAGTTCCAAAAAGAACTAGCATCTGCTTAAACGAAATCAAAAGGAGGGGTTGACACCCTCCTTTTTTTGTGCCATAATATATTTGTTGAGTTGACGAACCCAACACGGGAGTGACTGAATAAACTTGCTGGCATAAGGCTAGTTAAGGTG